CCATAATGCAATCATACCATTTATAAAAGATTGGTCGCTATCTAGGTATTCTCCCATTTTTATAACCCAAGAGATAACAGATTTTACACCATTAACTATCTCATCTCCTAATAATTTACCAATAGTATTTAATAATGCTACAATAGGTCTAAATGAGTCAGTAAATTCACCAGTATCGATATTATATACAGATTTTAATAATTCCTTTAATTTTAATAGTGATCCATTTAGACCGTTTGATATTTCATACTCGAACATTTGAAAAACGTCATGTAAGGCATTAAACATACCTGCTAGCCCGTTTGCTTGTGCTTCACCAGATAAAGCAAATGCTTTAAATTGTTTCTCTAAAAATTCATAAGCTTTACCAGTTTTTATTGCAGTTAAATATTCTTCATGTAAAGCACTACCATGACCTAAACCTAATGCACTTGATAATGTATTTGCTCTACCAATCAATACATCTTTATAATCTCGCATTAATTGATCTTGACCCATTCCCAAAGATTTACCAACAACAGATGCATATCCAGCCATTGTCCTTGCTTGATCTAAATTCATACCAGCACCAGCAGATGGAGCAATTGCCATTTTAAATGTTTCTGCTAATTCTTTTGTTGTTAAACCTAATCTTATAGCATCTCTTTGTAATTTTTTAACTTGTTCGCTTGATATTTCAACAGATTTATTAAAAGCATCTTGTCCCTCTAATATTTTACCATTAGCATCTTTTATTGTATACATATCAGATACAAGACCAGCTATACCATTTTTAGTGGTATCTATATCCATTCTTAACTCTAATGAATTTTTAAATAATTCAAATATACCCTCTCCTATTTTTTCTATTGCTTTTAATCCAACTTCTAATGCAACTAATTCTAATGCTGCATCTTTAATGGCGTGTTTCATTCCACTAAAAGAATCATGACTTACAGTGCTAATTGCTCTTGTATGAGAACTTACAGCAGATAGATGTGATGTCATACCTGATAATGAGCTTGATACACTACTTGCACCAGAAGAAGTTGTAGTTGATAATCTCGCTATATCTGCTCTCATACTATCAATAGCAGTTTTAAATGATACTGATACTTGTGCAGATATATTAGCAATTTTTTTAATTTCTGCTATTGCTTGACTTGCATCAGCTATAATACTAATTTTTATATCTTCGTTTGACATTATATCATTCTTACCTTTATTTTTTTATTTTTATTTACATCATGAGGTATATCTTTTAATAATTCGTGAATGCTTTCTTGTGTATTTTCTATTTTTTTCTTCTTTTTATTTTCAAATCCCATAAATCCTTTAACTAAAAGATGTAAAGGTGGATTATCAGCAAAATATTCATTCATAGAGATAAGACGGGGTATATCCATACATTCCTCAATATACTCCCATGTCCATCCAGTGCAAACGATTAAATGAGAGTATATTTCACCCCAATTTATTTTTTTGCTTCTGCTGTACCAACCTCATCTTTATTAACATTTGTCATTCCAGAAGTTGACATAATATTTACAAAAATTGTTTGAATATTTGATACATCAATTAAATCAGCAACATCATCTCTTGTTATATCTGGATAATTTCTTTTTAATGAAGCATGAGCTATATCAATAATTGCTGATATTTGGTTTGTTTGAGAATCGCTAGAAGTTACAGCATCAATTTTATCTTGTAATCTTTCAACAGCACCTAATGATAATGATGGGAATACATAACGAGTACCACCTAATTCAATTTCAAAACCTTTATATTTTGTCATTTCTTTTTTTCCTTGTAAAGTAAAGTTTATAATATATTATAAAGCATTAATAATAAAAATCAAATAAAAAGACATAATAATTTATGTCTTTTTATTTTTTACTTATTTATTTTAATTATTATTCAGTTGTAGCCCATGACATAACATTACCAGCTGAATCAGCGAAAGCACTAAAATCTAATTCAGGCATCATAAAGTCATCTAATTTTGTTGATATTGATAATTTATTTGATATACATTTGTTTAATGTAAGAACCAAAGATTTACCATCATAAGGCATATATAATTCAGTTGAAAATGATGGAGAATAACCCATTGGTATATTTTTTACAGTATTTTTAACAGCAGTTGTAGAAGTAGCTGTATAAGAATAGTTAATATAAACAACTAATAATGTATCAGCAGCAGCAAAAGTATAAATACCAGCATTAGATACTGAATATTGACCAGTTGTTGGAGCAGATGCAACTTTTGTTAAAGGTAAACCGGTCGCTTGATATACAACACCTAAATCTGTTTGAAAAGTTCCAGATGATGGTGGTGTTACAGTAATTTGGTATGGAGTTGCAGGAATAGCAGCACCAACAGTATCATAAACAACTGAATTTATACCACTTGTTTGACCTTGACCAAAAAACAAACTATTAAATATAGCACCTTTAATAGTTCCCATAGATGCTTTACAATCAATTTTTCCCTTACCACGACCGACATATTTAGCAAATTGACTATCAGATCCATGTAATTCTTTTGTTTCAAAAGATATATCTACTGATACATTTTGCAATATACCAATCATAATAGGTGTTGCATTAGCTACTGCTGCACCTGTTGAATCTTGTAATTGTGTTCCCCACATTATTCCTGCTCCAAAGACTGCTTGACTCATAATTTTATTCCTTTTTAAAGTTAGTTTTTGTTAATTTTATGCTACTGTTATTTCTAATGGTATTATTGCTATTGCTATTGGACCTAATGCACCACCATCATTCTCTACTGTACCGTTTACTTTTACTGTATGAACTAATCCACCTAATGTTTGTTTTCCTTGCTGTAAATTTTTTGAATCAAATAAATGTATAATATTATCTACAATAGGATTTAAAATACTATAAGGTACAACATTTGGATCACTTCCAGCATTTATATATACATAAACTTCTGCATGTAAAGTCCATATATTAGGCATACCAGTTTTTACAGTAGATGTTTCTTTTCCTTGCATTAAGAACATAGCTGGCATATTACCATTACCCATGTCATCCCAATGCCTTAATCTTCTTGATGTATAATTCAAATTAGGTACTGTTTTCAATAATGTAAATAAAGTACTATATATTAATTCTCTATTCATAAATCTACCTTTACAACTGCACCTTTTATTTTATTTAAAATCTCACTCTTCATATCAGCTAAAGAGCTACGCATAAAACTTCTTTCTGGCATATTTACTCTTCTTATATGAGATTTTACATCTACTGTTTTTGGAGTTATACTTTTTCCAAAAGCTTGGCTTATTTTTCTTGTAAAACCATTTACATTAACTGAACCTTTAGAACCATATTCATGTATTCTTGCATAAACAACATTTGTACTTACTATTCCTATAACTTGATTAGAATTTGAAGAAACATTATATTTTATACTATTTCTTAATCTACCAGTTCTTACATTTAGTACTGTTCCTGTTAGTTTATCAGTTCTTATGTGATTTGTCAACTTTATTGATAGTTTTGTAATTTCTTCTGTTAATGCTTTTCTTATATTAACTTCATAATTATTTATTTTATTTTGTAAAACACTATCATCAAATCTAACATATATCATAATAATATCCTTTTAAAAAGATATAACTTTTTTATAATTTTTTAATGTTACCTTTATAAATGCAGGTATATCAGAAGTTATAAAAGCAACAGTTTCACCAGCAACAACTTTACTTGATTGTTCTATATGTTCTATTTGTTTATATTTTGTTGCTATTAATTCTAAACATGCTTGCTCTATTTCAGGAGGAATTATTGAATAACCCGCTTGATAAGTTATTACACAATTTAAACGACCTCTTGCAAAAACATATCCCTGTAATGCTATTTGCTCATCATCATTAATATAACCAGCCGTATTTGTGTTTTGAGATAATGGTATAGATAAATCATTTACAACAACACTAGTAATTGAAGTTATAGGATAATCTCCACAAATATGAAACTGATTTCCTGTACCACTAAATTTTTCAGTATATGTCTGAATTGATAATTCTTTATTTAACCATGTTTGTATAAATTCACTACATGCAGTAACTAAACGAGTAATAAGAGCATCATCAGTTGTTCCAGTTATTCTTAAAAATTGTTTAGCATTTGATAATGTAGTTAAATCAGCCATTATTTTTTACCTTTTACTTTTTCTACAAATACTTCAAAACCATGTGTTAAAGCAGTTTCTAAATGTACTAATTCTACTTCAATACAATTTTCTTCATTAACTATATATTCTTTTCCTGCTATAACTATTTTTAATAAGCTATCGCTTAATGCTTTTAATTTTATCATATAAAATCCTTTTTAATTATTATACATTATTTATATAAAAAAGCAAGTATAAAATAAAAAACCCTTTTTTAAGAGGGCTTTTATTTTTAATTACTATTAAGCAGCAATATTATAAATCAAACCAAAAGCTGGTGGGAAGTAATTTTTTAATACGCCATCAAAATAAACACCATACTCATATTTACGAGTTCTTAATGGCCATTCCATTTGATAGTAATCACGTCTTAATGATTTTTCTAAAAGAACACCAGTATTACTTAATGGATAAGGTACTGATTGACTATAAAACATAATAGTACCAGGAGCAGCATTTGGATGAACTTCAATTTTAATCAAATCACCAGTTATTTTATTTAAATATGATCTAACACTTGTCCCTGCTTGTAAAGAGCTAGAACCATTGAAATCACCAGCAAATCTAACTAATGGAGCACCATTGTTTGCAATAACTAATTTTGTAATTAATGTTAATACAGAAGCACTTACATAAATTGTATCTGGACTTAAACGATAATTTTGATAGAAAGAAATTAATGCATCTTCAATTTCTTGAACTCCACCAGCACCATCACTTGTTAAAGTTGTACCAACACCTGCTGTACCTGTTGCTAATGCTTTAACATAAGAACCTGAACCAGGTTTTAATATTTGAGTCATTATACCGTCATAAACAGTTGAGTCAATTGAGTTATCATTAGTAAATAAAGAAGCATTAACAGTTGAAGCTGATACATTATTAATTGTAACAGAGTTAATTGAAGTAACAGCCGTTAAAACTTCTGAACCAGCAACACCGAAGAACCAAGCATAACCAATTGCACCAGCAACAGCTGTAACACTTGCTGTAACAGAGTTTGTAGAAGTAGCACCAGTTGTAATTGAAGTAGCTACCGATTTTCTAGCAACACCACCTGCTTTTGTATAAGAAGTACCAGAACCTTGGTCTACCACTGTATAAGTTGGTACCAAAGTAGCACTTGCTTGAATAAATGATTGATTAACAGTACCGTTATTTAATCCAGCAACTTGTTCATAACCTTTTTTAGATAAAGCAACGCAGATTACATTATAAGTAATAGCAGTAGGTAAAAGTCCACCAGTAGTAGAAGTAGCAACAGTTGGAGTAGGAGTTGTTCCTAATGCCAAAGTAGCATTACCAGCCAAGTCTAATTGTTCTTCTTGAATCATGGTAGCTTGTAAAAGATTTTTAACAGCAAGAGCTTTAACATCATCAAATCCTTTTGCAGCGAAATCAGCTTCAAATGTTACTGAGTTTTCTAATCCCATAAAGGCAAATTTAGCTAAATAATCAGCAGTTGTTTGAGCCATAACAGCACCACGAGCACCTTCAGCAACACCGATACCCATACCATTTGTATTAATACCTGTTATTGCTCTCCAGTTTGCTTGGATACCCATTCCACCAACATTACGACTAATACGATTACGTAAAGGAGTCATAACTGGAAATAATAATTTTGCTCCAATTTCTAAATCGTAGTATGTAATACCAGAAATAGCAGATCCTGATTGTGTAAATGATTTAGACAATTCATCAGCAATTGGATTACTTTGAGCTGTTTTTAATGCATCAAGAGTTTTTTGTGTTTCATTCATTTTTTATTTCCTTTTTATAAAATTAAATTTTTAGTAGTTTTTTCTTATTTTTTGAGATTTCTTTATTGCTGTTGCAACTTCATCTATTTCATTTGAACCAGATTTATATATTACATCTTCAAATTCATTAGTAATACCTAATTCTTCATTTTTTGATATAGACATTAAAGAAGCTTTTGCAGGTTTAGGCATGTTTTCTAATTCATTTACTCTTTTTGCTAAATCTTCATTAATTTTTATTGTTTTTTGTAACTCTTCATTTAAAACTTCAAATTTGTTTAAATCTTCATTTACTTTTGATTTAACAACTTCTAAACCATAACCTTTTAACAAATTAATTATTTCTTCTGATTTATTTAAGTCTGTATTTTTTTCTGAATATGCAACACTATCATCTTCATTATCAATATTAACATAATCATTTGAACTTGTCAACTCATCAGTTTCTTCTTTTGCAGAAGCTACTAATATATTACTTAATGTTTTAATTACTTCAATTAAATCAGATGGAAGTGTTGAGTTATCTTTTTCGTATTTTTCTTCATTTTCCATACATTCTTGCAAATATGCTAATTCTTGAACAATTGAAGCAAGCCAAGCTACATCTGATAAACCTTTTTTAATATCTGTATTATCTTCTGCTTTAATAACTTCTTCAACAACAACTTCTGCTTTAACAACTTCTTTATTATCCATTATTTGTTCCTTTTCTTCATTATCTAATATATTAATATCTTTGTCAATAGTTTCAGCTTTAAACATTGTAAAAATGGCTTCTGGATTAGCAGGACGATCAACTAATGATATTTCTACTAATTTAATTTGTTTTATAACTGATTTATTTAAATTATCTCTTTCTAAAACTTTACCACCAATACTAAAACCTTTATATGTTCCTGTTTGAACTTTTAATACAGCAATTGGATCTACTATATGAGCACCAAACCAAGTTTTACCATCTTCACCAACTGATGCTTCAATTGCTGTACCTGCTGCATTATTACCATGCATTTCACGGACAGCACCAAATTTCATATAATCAGGTAAAGCATTTTTTAAAGCATCAGATGTTATAGTTTCCCCATCAGAGTCAATAGAGTTAGAGCTAGCATAACCCCATACTTTAATTGTACCATCATCTTGTTGTTCTGTTTTATTAATCTCACCGTAAATTTGTTTCATTTTCATTTTTTAACCCTTTTAGTTTGTTTTATAGTTATTTGTACTTCTTTTAATTCATCTATATTTGTATACCCTAGAGCTTAAAGACAAAGCAATCCTATAAGATTTTTCGCTTTATCTTTTAACAATCAAAATATATTTATTAAAATATACCCTGTCGCAATTGACTTTATTACAGACTTTATGCAATATAAAAGCTTGGCTAAATTCACAATATCTTTTAATTACACCCTAGACCGGCTCTATAATTCGCACACCGTTGCATCTGTCCACATTCTTATGCATTACAAGTTATGTTCGTTTGGCGTTATCCTCTGTATTCCATAACCATTTACTACTCTTCTTAATAGATTATATGGTTATATTTTAAAAAAGTCAATATTTATTTTAAATATATTTAATTTATTTCTTTTCTTCATTTAAAATAAAATCTTTTTTTGCTTTATTTTGATTAACACATAAAGCATATATTTTTTTATTTTCTATAATAACATTTATAAATTCAGCAGGAGTTCCAACTTTTGGTTTAATATATTCTTGGCAATCTTCCATAATTTCATTTGGAGCAATTAAAGTAGCTGTATTTACAACTTTTGGCATATTTGCACAACTAGATAATAAAAGTGTTAATAATAGGCTAATTTTAATCATTTTATAGCATCCAATGAGTCGTTTAATGTTTTTAAATCAGTATTATTAATAGAGCAATCTTTACTATTTAATTGAGGATTGTCATGTATTAATTTATTAACTATTACAACCCTATCTTTATAAACTGTTTCAATCTGTTTCTCTGCTTTAACTACTTCAATTGCTTTTTGTTGAATTAAACCTTGTTTTAATGCTTGTTGTTTTAATTCTTTATCTAGTGCTATATTATCAATATTTTGTTGAAAAATAACGCCTTTATTATAACCTAAATGATGAGAGTACATAATAGAACATATTAATAAAATTATAATAAGAATAATTTGACCTATTTTTGTTGAGAAAAAATCACTAATATATTTTAAAACTAATAAAATTATTGACATATTAAAACCTTTTTTATAATTATATACTATTTATATATAAAAAACAAATTTTTTTATTGTATTTTATATATTTTAATATATGATATAATAAAAAGGGTTATTTATGTTTGATAATAAAATAATAGAAGCCATCACTTTATCAAGTCAAGCACATCATTTAAACTGTATGCTTGCTATATGTGAAATATTTGATTTTGTTAAAGATGCAAATGCAAGATTTGAAAATACAATAATAAATTTTAATAAAGAAGAAGATGGCACTGTATCATTATATAATAACACTCAATTAATAGTTAATTTAGATTTTTCATTTAGAACAAAAGAAGACATAGCAAAATTACGTCTTCTTTTAATATATTTAGATAAACTATAAATAAAAATTATTTAATAGGGTTTGTTGTATATTTTCTATTAATTATATTTAAGATGGCTATAATAATAATAGCAGTAATATAATAATTCATGTTTAATGATTTAAGATATGACAATATATCTGATGTATTGTCTGATAATTGGTTATATAATTCAAACAAAACACCAGGAACTGCAACAATAGCATTACCTATAATGGTTTTACTTTTATACCAAGCTTTTATCATTTGATCTTCTAATTCTTGCGGTATTTCTTCTAGTGAATCTTCATTTGGTGTAACTTCATCATTTTCCATAATTTATCCTTTTTTTATATTTTATTATAACGTGTAAAATATAAAAAATCAATATTAAATTATTTCTTCTAATGTACCACCATTTCTAAAATGTTTAATTGCTTCTGTATAGTCATTAATTCTTCCAGTATATTGAAAGTGTGCCATCTCTTTAAAATGGATCCAATCATGACCCCAAAACAAACCTACCCCCCGACCAATTTGACCAATTTGACTCCATTTTGGAGAGTTCCAATCAGCTTTACCATCAACTAACGGTACAACGTCCATCGCTACTTTAAAATTATGGAAAGAATAACCAGCACGAGCATTAGTTACTATATGTCCGGGTGTTGTTCTACCTTGGTTAAATAATGCATTTTGACTCTCAGCATCTCTATAAGTTGATGTTATTAATAAATCAATCCCTGCTTCCTTGCATTTTTCTAAAAAGTGATTAGCATATATTTGAACGATAGGATGTAAATCTTCTATTTTTCTACTGTTTATCATTGTTTTTATCCTTATTTTTCCTATAATTAGTATAACATAAAAAAATAAATAAAACAAGTTTAAAATAATACTTGACAATATTTTAAATTGGCTTAATATATATAATATAAAAAGAGGAAAAATAAAAATGAGTAATAAATATAAATTAATAAAAGGTAACTCAATAGAAGAATTAAAGCAATTTCCAGATAACCATTTTGATAGTATAGTTACAGATCCACCTTATGAACTTGGTTTTATGGGTAAATCTTGGGACTCAACTAAAATTGCTTATAATGAAGAATTATGGAGTGAATGTTTTAGAGTATTAAAACCAGGTGGTCATTTAATAGCATTTTCTGGTTCAAGAACTTATCATCGTATGGCAGTAGCAATTGAAAATAGTGAGTTTGAAATACGCGATCAAATGCTATGGTTATATGGTACAGGCTTTCCAAAAAATTTAAATATTAGTAAAGCAATAGATGGTAAATTACAAGAAGTTCAAGTATATAGAGATACAAATTATGATGAAATTGATAAAAAAAGATTAGGAAAATTAAAACCATCAACAGAAGAAGCTAAACAATGGGATGGATGGGGGACAGCTTTAAAACCAGCACATGAGCCAATGGTATTAGCAAGGAAGCCTTTATCTGAAAAAACAGTTTCTGAAAATGTATTAAAATGGGGTGTTGGTGGATTAAATATAGATGATTGTAGAGTTGAATATAAAGATATAAAAAACGATGTAACCAATCCAAATAATGATTTAGGTAGATGGCCAGCAAATTTAATTCATGATGGTAGTGAAGAAGTAAAAAAGATTTTTCCAAATGACAATTCAAGATTTTTTTATTGTGCAAAAGCAAGTAAAAAAGATAGAAATGATGGGTTAGATAATTTTGAATTAAAAGGTAAAATATATAATGGAAATAATACACAATCAACAGTAGATGGATTTAAAAAATTAAGTGTAGAAGATAAATTTACTACTAAACCATCAGCTAATAATCATCCAACTGTTAAACCTACTAATTTAATGGCTTATTTATGTAGATTAGTAACTCCACCTGGTGGAATTATATTAGATCCTTTTAATGGTAGTGGTAGCACTGGTAAAGCAGCAATAAGAGAAAATTTTAATTATGTTGGTATTGACTTATCACAAGAGTATTTAGATATAAGTAAATCAAGAATAGATAATGAATTAAATAAAACAAGTTTAAAATAATAGTTGACAATATTTTAAATTAGTTTAAAATATATAATATAACAAGAGGAAAAATAAAAATGAGTAAAAAAGTAGAACTGTTACAAGAGATTAATGAATTAGTAAAATTATTTGAATATACTAGGCATACAAAAGAATTACTTGGTTTGAAAAGAAGATATAAAATGTTAATGTGTGAATATGTTAGTGTTATAGATAAAGAAAAACCTAAATCTAAAAAGTGTCCGTTTGATTATGAAATTAATATTCTTAAAAAATAAAGGAGTATCAAAATGAATAAAATTAAAGAAATATACTTAAATTATAAAATATTAATTAAATTAATAAAATATTTATCGTTATTAAGAGATAGTGAAAGAATAGAAATTACAAAAATGTTAGATAATAAAGACTTTAATATAATTTTAAAAGAAATAAGAGATTGTATTAATTTAATTAAAGAAGATAATTACAAGTATAAAGATTTAGTGTTGGAGTCAATTAAACAATATATATATTCTGAGTTAATTTATAAAAAATATTATAAAGGAATATATAATGAGTCAAATTGAAGAAATAGTGAAAGAAAATAGTAAAGATAAAATAAATAAAGAAAAGGTATTAATTGATTTTGATTTATTTAAATCAATAATTCTTAATAAAACAAATTATAGAATAAAAGAAACCCAAACAGGTATTGGTAATAATATTACTTTAATTATAAATGGAATTGAAATAGATATTACTAACTATACAGATTGGTAAATTTAAAAGGAATATATTATGAGTCAAATTGAAGAAATACTTAAAAATATTAAAGATGGTAGTGAAGATATAAAGGAGGTAAGTAAATTAAATGACTCTGAAAAAATAGATTATTATATTAAAAAATACAAAGAGTCAATTAAAGAAAATAAATAATAAAATAGACCTAATTTAATAGGTTTATTCTTTTTAATAATCTTCTATCTCTTTATTATCTAACTCATTACCATCAGCATCTAATAATACTGCTAATAATGTGCATCTACATCTTGGATGTCCTGGTGGAGCATAACTACCTCCTGAAAACTCTTTATCTATATCAATTGATCCCTCACGTTCATTATGACGACATAATTGACTTACTTTTGAATCATGAGCAGTCCACCATTTTTTCTTTTTGATACCAACAGCCTTATAACTTACTAGCCTAGCATCATTACTTGCTCTATTAGTTTCTGTTCTAGCTATCATTTCAGCACGATTAGGGCTAAAATTAAAAGAGTTTTCTAATTCTGTTGCTAATGTATCATTAGACCAACCCTCATCCATTGCTTTTTGTATTAAATCACCTAAACCAGAATTAGTACCAATAATTATATTCATATCACCAGCTTCAGCAAACATCTCATCAACTCTTTTTGTTGCATCTTTAACTGCTTGCTTTTTAACTTGATCTATTAAAAACTCATCGTTTTTATTTAAGCTTTTTAATGCTTCGTTTCCAGATTGTATATATACTTCCTCTAATGCTACCGTAACATCATATTTAGTTATTGGTAAATTACTATAATCTAAAAGTAATGCTGTCAATATCCATTGGTTTGTATCGCTTACATCTTCATTATCTTCTGACTTATTAATATTGCTATATTTACTTATAACATTATTAATTATATAATGTTTTTGACTATTTAAAAATGTTTGGATTGCTTTTTGTATTTTAGTACTACCATCTTCCATAAACTTTTTATCAAATGGTAGCTCATTAGTTAATAGTATCTTTTTTTTTTAAGGTCAACACTATATGCTTTTTTAGAGTTATCGTCAACAATAGATTTAACATCATTAGGTACAACAGTTGTGTCTTGTGTTAATTCTTCATCTGATAAAGGATCTAATGATAAATCTGCTCGTATTTCATTAATTTTTTTAATACCTGCTTCTACATATATTTTATCAATTTGAGCTTTAACCAATGGATCTGTTTCTAAATCTAAATTCCACTCAAATTTAATATCAGTATAACCAAAATAATTAATAATAATGCTATCAATAAGACCTTTTACCCATTGCATGATTGGTAAAAGTCCCTCTTCTTCTGCTATTTCTTTTGAAGTTTCTGATGTTGCTCTATTCATCTCTTTAACAAAACCTTGTGGATTTATTGAGAAAGTATAGCATATAATACGGGCTAACCATTCATCAAATTCATTTTTTAAAGGCTCAGGCTTTGTATTAAAAGGTTGTACACCACTTGGAACAAATTTTGCTAATGATTTTGATTGATTTTGATTAATCTCATCCCAATATAATTGGAATTTTCTAATTTGATCTGGGTTCCATTCATTAGGCGTTGAAAATATTAAATTTGGAGTATTACCCTCGCTATAATAAGATAGTTGCTGTAATGATTTACGGATCTGAGTATTTACAGTAACTAATATTTGCTCTACATGACTATAACCATATAATTTATTAGTTCTTATATTTCTTGGCTTATATATTAATTCTCTATATGTATAATCTACTGCTGGAACACCCTTTAAAATTTGCTGGTATGCTGGGGAAGTATCATCAATTGGAGTACGACCATTACTATCAATTACTTTTTTAATAGTTGAACCATCAATTAACTCTAATGAAAATAATTTACCACCATTAGTCATTCTTGGGTATAAAGTTGCTGCATCTATAACAAATAAATCTTCTAGTAAAGCACCTAACCATTCTTCAAATGTATGTTGTTTATCAGGTGAACTAAAAAAATTATTTAATTCTTCTGTTCTACTATCATAAATAACATCTTTATTATTTTTGTTATTAATTTTAAAATCATATTTTAATTTTTTAATTTGGTCTTTACGTGTTTCAATTATAATTCTTAAGATATCACAATTATCAGCTAATAATCTTAATTCTTTAAAGCCGTGTACTTCTTCTGCACGAGGTTGTATTTGTATATTTAATCCTGGTGTATAGTCATACTGTCTACCCTCTGCTTGTTGAGCCATTGGTTGAATTGGTTGTATTGGACTAAACCATGTATCAGGTTTAACACCCTGAACAATATATTTTGTTGATTGAGTTAATCTTTTTAAAAAATTATCTTTCTTTTCACTCATTTTAATTAACCTTTTTATTTATAATTATATACTATTATAATAAGTTTGTAAAGATTAAATAATAGTTGACAATAAATTAAATTAGTTTAAAATATATAATAATAAAAGGAGAAATAAAATGAACAGAGAAAAAAGCATTGATTACATAACACACTTATTCCCGTTAAATACTGAGATTGGTAAAGATATTGCATATGAAACAACTGGTAAAAGAGATAGTGACTATTCAAAATATAGTGACGACCAATTATTTAATATAGCATGTCAGCAATTGATTGAAGCTGGTGAAGAATTAAAGGATCATATTTATAAATAAGCACACTAGCCAAATATATGAGAAATAAGATATTTTAAGAATAGGAGATATAATGATAAAAGAAATTACAAAAGAAGATGCTATATTCTTTAAAAATTATTCAAAGGTAGTAAAATATAATAAAAATAGAACCGATAAAAATATTGAATTAATTAATGATATAGTTTTATGCACAAAAGATAAACACATAAATGAAATGATGGATATAATGGAATATGCTATTTTAGAAAAAGATTATACTAAAAAATATTTAGATCTTTATAAGAGTAAATATGATAACATTATATTATATTTTAAATTAAAAGGTGAGTTATCTTTAAATACAGTAGAAAAAATTAAACATAAAATTTAAGTTACTCTTATCGATTTAATAATTGAGTAACGGGGGGAAACATGACTATTGAAATAATTAACAACTATAATATAAAATATATAATGAAACAAATTATCAATACACAACATTTAATTTATTATAACAAATCAAATATTACAAATATAATAAATGAATTAAATAATAATAATCTTATAGTTAATATAAGTTCTGATAAATATTGGAATACAATATTTTATGAAATTTTATTTACTAATAATTATATTTATATATTATGTTTAGAAGATGATTTTTTAAATAAAATATTATTAAAATTAGAATTAGAAAAACAATTAAATAATAAAAATGAGGTAAAATATAATGGAAAAAGCAAGATATAATATATTAAATAGCAATCATAAGCAAGTATCAAAAATATATATTAACGATTTAGTTGAGTTTAAACAATTTTTTATTGATATTAATGCTGAGTCATTTTATTACTTTGATTATGAAAATTATATTAGCATATTTGAAATACTAACAAAATCATATAATGAATATATTGTTATAGCAAGAATTAATATAGATTATCATGTATCGTTATGCAATAATTATAATTATGAAGATGATTTTAATTTAATAAAAGATGAGCTAATTAAAAAAATAGAGATTAATCCAATTTATAGAAAATGGTTATTGGAGCAAGAATTAAATAAAAATGAAATAGTAGTTAAAAAATCAAAAATATAACAAAAGGATAAACAAAATGTACTTAGAATTTATTAATAAATCAATAAAAAACGGTGAAAAAATTCACCCTAATAATGATTATGCTTTAATTTGGAGTGTTTCTAATGGACATTTAGATATTATTAAATATTTAGTAGAACAAGGGGTTAATATTAATATTAAAGATGATTTTGCGTTAAGATGGAGTGCTTATAATGGATATTTAGAAATTGTTAAATATTTAGTAATTGATTGTAATATAACTATAAAAGAAGATGTATTACAATTTTTAAAAAAATATGATTGTCAAAAAACTCTTAAAATTATAAACACAAGAGATTTTAAAAATAAATTATGTAAAGAATTAAATAATAATCAAATAGTAGTTAAAAAAAGTAAGATATAAGTTGACAATATTTTAAATTAGTTTAATATAATAATAGGAGAAAAAACAATGAATTTAAATAGCAAATTAAGTAAAGCTAAAAAAAATAAAAATGATGAATTTTATACAAAGTTAATTTACATAGAAAATGAATTAAAACATTACAAACATCACTTTGAAAATAAAGTTGTATTTTGTAATTGTGATGATCCTGAATGGTCAAATTTCTATATTTTTTTTAAATCCAAATTAAATGAATATAAGATAAAAAAACTTATATTTACTCACTACAAAGATAATAATTTATACGATCAATTATACAAATTAGAGTGTATAACCATAGTGAATAATAATGGACTGATTATAGAGAATAAAACATATTTGAAAGATAATGGAGATTTTAGAAGTGAAGAGTGCATTGAACTTTTAAAGCAGTCAGATATTGTTTGTACTAACCCGCCATTTTCTTTATTTAGAGAATATATGGATCAATTAAATAAATACAATAAAGAATTTTTAATAATTGGTAATATGAATTCGATTGCTTGTAAAGATATATTTAATTTAGTCAAAGACAATAAATTATGGCTTGGTGTCAGTCCAAGAGGTATGTTTTTTAAAACAAAAGATGGTGGAGATAAGGAAGTTAATGCAGCATGGTTTACTAATTTAACACATAATAAAAAAAATGAAGATATTTACTTAAATGCAAAGTATTCAACAGAAACTTATTCAAATTATGACAATCATACGGCTATTGAAGTATCTAAAACAAAAAATATACCTTGCGATTATAAAGGTATAATGGGAGTTCCACTTACATTTTTAGACAGATATAATCCAGAGCAATTTGAAATTGTTGGATTAAAAAAGGGGTTAGATGGTAAAGATTTAAGATTAAATAATAAAGTTTTATATACTAGAATTTTAATAAAAAACATAAAGATATAATAAAATTATTTATTTTTATTTTTTTCCTGGTCTATAAAGTCAAGCCATCCACCGTTTTTATTTTCTGACAATTCAGTCATAGCCCATACCATAGCATCTAATCTATCTGGGCTTTTTTCTTTTGTATCTAAACCAGTAAAATTACACATTTGATCCTCTAATTTACTAAAAGTACCAATATGATGTACCTTTTTTTGCTCGTATAATGCAGATATAGGCTCAGCTCTTATTATTTTACCTCTTGTAGCATGCACCTTTTTATATGATACATTATTATCAATATTTCTAATAACCTCTTCAATCATATCACCACCGTTATTTACTTCTGCTACTATTCTATCAGCTCTATGTTTATGATATGCATTAATAGCAACAGATGCCCATTCTGATGGCTTTCCTAACATCGTTAAATCTTCTATTATGTAATAATGTCCATCTTCACCTTTACCAGCAACAATTATACCAGTTAAGTCGCTATTTTCATTTGATGTTGTTGCTGGATCTATTGCTACTATTATTCTACTAAACGATGTATATTCTTTTACCCTTAATTCATCTAAAAGCTCTAAGTTCCATAAAGCATTTTCATTTTTATCTAATAACTCAGCGTTTAATTCTTGTCGACCAAGCCTTGTTCCCTCATATTTTGATATTATACTATTAAAAAAGGTTGGTGCTAGATTTGACTTATTATCATAAGTTGTACCAACTGTTATTATTGTACCTTTATCTTTTTGTAATTCTCTTATTAATTTTGTTGGCCTAGGAGTTGTTGTTATACATGCTTGTGGATTTTTACCTAATCTTAAACCAAATACCGCCTGATCCCAAGAGTCTTGATACTTCCAAGCACCTAATTCATCAGCCCATAACTTCATATGTTGCTTACCCCTTAATCGCTCAGGTTCCTCAGCTGAAAAGATTAGAGATATTGCACCATTAGGCCAATATAAATTACCTTTTTTATATGTTGGACGGTCATATTTATTACATATAGCTAATATACCAGACTCACCCTCAATCATAATATCAATAGCATCATCCTTGGTTGCTCCCATAAGATTACAATATTTATTAGTTTTAACTTGCTCTCTTATCCATTCTGCGCCAACACGAGTTTTACCAAAACCTCGACCAGCCATTACTAACCAATAAGTCCATTTTATATTATTATTAGGGAATCTTTGCTTATCACGAGCATACCAGTCCCAATCATGAGACAATAGCTCAGCTTCTTCATCTGATAATAAATTAATTCTTTTTATTTGTTCTTCTTTTGATAACTTTGCAAATAATTCAGCTTTACTAATTGACATTATTCATCTTTTTTATATTCGACAACTATTCCACTTAACAACCTTGATTTTGCATCACTTATTTCAATAGGGCCGTCATCTTTTCCAGTAATTTCTAATTTATCTGTTTCTTTCCATCTCATTTGAGTTTTGGCATAAAATATCAATAAAGCAGAATCTCCCGACATAGCCTTTTCAAATAATTTTTGAGATATACTACTATTTGCTTTTGCTTTACCTATTGTTATTTCATGTTGTAAATATTTAACCATTGTGTCAACAGAACATCCAATTGTTTCAGCTATTTGTTCTTGCGGAAGTCCTAAACCAGACAATTTTTCAACTGTTCTTTTAGTTTCATCTGTTATTTTAAATTTTGGTCGCCCAACTTGTTTTTTAATAGTCATTTTATAATTCCTAATAATATATTATTAAAGTGCTGATTGTAAGATTTGAACTCACGACCTACTGATTACAAATCAGTTGCTCTACCATCTGAGCTAAACCAGCATACTATTATTATAATTGAATTATTAACTTAAATCAATATCAGTATTACTTTCGCTTAAATTAATGTATATCTCATTGTCAATTGTCGTATTTGAGCTTAAATATTTATTAATAAATACATCCAATAACTCCTCAGTTGTATATGATTTTAAATTAGATAATACACATACACAAGTTAATAAATCATAATACATGTTTATTTGATTATTATGAGGGTAATATATAAAAGTAATATCATTATAGGTTAATTCATATATTGTTAAATTAACTCTATCATTATCAATAATTATAGTCTCACCATCATTTATAATCTTTTCTTTAATTTCTTCTAATACTTTTTTAAATTGTTCCATTTTATTTTTCCTTAAAGTTTATTTCTTATTTGTTTAACTTCATTTTTATTTATAATTTTAGAATTAAGAGAATTATATAATACTAATTTTTTAACTATATCTTTAATTTCTTCTCTCATTTCACTAAAAGAATTACCATATACATCTTTTTCTAACATATTTCTATATAATTCAACTAAAGAATTTCCTGAGAATATACATATCTTTCTATCATTAGGAATAAAATTATAAATGTAAAAACCATTTTTATCAGTTTTAAATAAAAAGTTACCATAAATAAATCCATCTTCTATATTTGAAAGTAATACAATAAAATCATTTTTGTTCATTTTTTAATTCTTTCTCTTTATTTACTAAATAAGAACATACAGCAATAACTAATTTGTCATTTTTCTTTTTATATGATATAAATTCATATAATATATATAAGTTAAATGTAAAATCAATTGCCAAAATATTATATATTATATCCATAATTAACTCCTTTATACAACATATTTTAAACTATTTTAATTAAATGTCAACCTTATTTATTCGTTTAACAGCAATATTATAAAAATCTTTATCTAATTCTATTCCTATAAAGTTTCTATTAGTATTTACACAAGCAACACCAGTTGAACCTGAACCCATTGTTAAATCGACAACTAAATTATTCTCATTAGAAAAAGTTTTAATTAAGTCCTCTAATAACAAAATAGGCTTTTGAGTTGGATGATAATTGTTATTATCTTTTTTATATTCAAATATAGTTGATTTATGTTTTTTACCTTGTAAATTAAATATTGATGGATAAAGTTTATTATAAATTTCTTTTAGTTTTTTATATTCAATAAATCCATCCATTTTATCTATATTATATAAATCAATTAATTTACTATATGATTTCTCAGTACATAAATTAAATTGAGCACCATTATATTGGTAAAATTTACTTAATGAACAATTAAAATGTACATTTAATTCTTTTTTACTTATTCCAATAAAACTAAAAAGTAATTTACTATAATTTATTAAAGGATTTGTTAAACTAGTATCATATTTTTTGTTAAATAATAATATATCTTCATGATATTTAACACATGCTTTTTTAGCAGATAAAGCATTAGCAAACTTATTTTTTTTCCATATCATAGAATAAGAATATGGAATATTTACATTTTTATTTATTTTTAATTCTGTTGAAAATGGATCCTGTGCAAATAATAACATTTTACCATTTTTTCTTAAAATTCTATTAGCAATATCCATAATTTTTTTAGTATCAATAACATTATCCCAATCAAGAGATTTACTACTATAACCACCACTATCATTCATACCTTTTATTGTTCCATAAGGTAAATCAGTTATTATTAAATCAACACTACCTGATTCTATTTTATCACTTTCAAATAAACAATCTCCATTATATAACTTAATCATTTTACACCCCATTTTTTAACTAATCTACTTATTAATAATTGCTCTGGATCAAATACATCTTTTTTAATATCATTCATTGCCCATACTAATCTTGCATAATGGTTTCCTTGTTCTTTTAAATATTCCTCATTATGTATATATGAAGAGCCGGCAAATATACCATAAATTGGTGTTCCATCAGCTTTAACTTCTCTATGTATCTCAAATGATTGTCTATGTCCTTGCACACAATTCATTAACTTTTTTAATATTAATTGTCTAGCACTACATATAGCATTATTCATTCCACCAGAAGTAAAATAATGACAATAAGCTATTCCATCTATAATAACTGGAGTTAAAAACGGTATTACTTCAAATCCATATCTGCTTAATTCTAAATCGTCTATACCCATTAAACCACCTAATGCTTTATAATTTAACTCCATTTTTGTTATTCTATCCTCATGGTTGCCTAATGTAAAAATAAATCTAGGTTTCCAATTTGTTATGTTATTTTTTGAATTAATAAAATTTATAATTGGTCGCATCAATTCTTCCATTGCATCTTTACCAGCCTTAATGTCATCTTTGTATTTTTTACCATCAAAAGTTTCTTTTGTTATTTTAAACATCGATTTCATATCCCAAAAATCACCTAAAAAAATAACAACATTAGGCAATCTACTTATTATTTCATTTGAAATAGAATAAAAATGAGAAGTATCAACACCAGGTGATATTTGCATATCACTTATAACAAAATGGTTGATTTCTTTGATTATTTCATGAGTGTTTTTAATTATTACAGATGGTTGATATTTTGAATCTTCATATACTTTTTGATTAGGTTTAACATCTAAAATACCAAATAAACTTCTTTTTCTATAAAGCTCTTTTCTATTAGTATTTAAATCTTTTGTTAATTTATTTAAACTTGTTGATGATTTAATTAGTTCCACTAATTGTTCTTTTGTTATTTTATGTATATCCATATATTAACCTCTTCTTCTTATATGTATATATTTTAAATGATTTTAAATAATTGTCAAGTAAAAATGATTTTATTTTATATTTAGTTTGTTTATAAAGCATCTATATTCTTATATTCCAGAGCTAAAAGACAAAGCAACCCTAATAAAAATCGCTTTATCTTTTGAAATCAAAATATATTATTAAAAAATATATTCCGTCGCATTTGACTTTATCACAGACTTTTAATCTTTATAAAAAGCTCGGCTAAATTCACGATATCTTTTTTAGATTACCTCCCTACGCTCTATGATTCGCACACGTTTGTATCTAGGGTTCTTCTTATACACTACTAATTATGTTCGTTTGACGGTTTTCCCTCTGTATTCCATAATCAACAATTTTACTTGTATTTAGATATTAATATATTTTTAAAAAAAGTCAAACAATTTATTTTTGTAAAAAACTTGACAAACTTATTATAGTATGTTATATATATATTAATGTTTATTAAATAACAGATTTTCTCTCTTCTCTTGTGTGATGAAACTAGGACCCTCTGCCTAGTTTTGTTACATCTATACTATCAATTAATAGTTTTATTTAATATATTCTTTTTATAAACCCTTGCAACGATATTTGCATTATACCAATTATCTGTTTCTACCACTTCATTTATAAATTGTAGTTTTGCTTCATAATAATTCAATTGAGCAACACTATTACAAAATAAAAGTATCTCCCTTTTGAAAAATTTTTTATCGCTATTATTTATATCTTCTGTTAATTCTTTACATGAACCATAATAAGTTTTCCAATTAGACTCTTTTCTTATTTTCTTTTTTTTACCTTTAATTGTTTTATATCCAGCCATTGTTAAAAGCTTTCTTCCTATATATTTTTTATTATTAACAGTATTAGTTATAATATAAATAAAACCTATCATATTAGGCTCAATTTCTTCACTATTTATTATATTGTTATTATATATCCATTCTTTAAAATTCATTGTATAAATCCTTTTATTTTAAGTATAACAAAATATTTTAAAAAAGATATAAATATAAGTTGACAATATTTTAAATTGATTTAAATTATAATACAACAAGAGGAGAAACAAAATGGATTTAAATGATAAACTTATAATAGTATCAAATAATGGACAACTAGAAATAGTTAAATATTTAGTTGAACAAGGTGCTGATATTCATGCTGAGGATGAAAAAGCATTAATATATAGTGCTTTGAATGGATATTTAGAGGTTGTTAAATATTTAGTAGAACAAGGCGCTGATATTCATGCTAATAATAATAATTCATTAAGATGGAGTGCATATAATGGAAACTTAGAAGTAGTTAAATATTTAGTTGAACAAGGTGCTAATATTCATGTTGAGGATGATTATATATTAAGGAATAGTGCAAATAATGGACACTTAGAAATAGTAAAATATTTAATTATTGATTATAATATGACTATAAAAAAAGAAATATTAAAATATTTACAAAAAAATAATTTATCAGAAGTTATTAATATAATTAATGCAAGAGATTTAAAAAATAAATTACAAAAAGATTTAAATAATAATAAAATAATTGT